ACCCGGAATTAAAACAGCTCCAAAAGCAGGTAAAATTAACCCTGAAACGGCTAAAGAGAAGGTAATTGACTTAATAATGAACATTTTAGAAAAATAATATATGAGAAAGAAATTCAATGAACAAATAGATTATGGGGATAGGCCTGAAAGAATGGACCCAAACTTGGAACGAAAATTAGGTAGTCCTGAAAACCTTTATGCTAAAAATCCGGCATTGAAAGGTGGAGTTGAAGATGTTCAAAAATTGGTTAGTAAAAGATTTCAAAAAGTTGCTCAAAAATTAAGTCAAGTTACTGGTATTGAAGACCTTAGTTCAAAACAAGTCCAACAAATGATTTACTCAGAAATGATGAGAAAACTTCCCAATATTATGGGTATTGAAGGTAGACATAGAGACGAGTTGATTCAATTGGCGATAGACGCATCATTAGATGAAACCGAAACACCTGAAGAGTGGTATCAAATTGAAGCTACTTTAGGAATGCCCGACGCTGGTAATTTTAGATTTAAACCTGAAGATGAGGAAGAAGAGGATGAGGAAGAAGAGGACAAACAACCTGGTATACCTTCATTTGATATTGAAGACTTAACCGATGAAGAAATTTTAGAGTTAGAAAAACACAAAAGAAATATAATTAATGCTATTATTCAGGGGGCCGCAAAAAAAGGACATTACATTTTTCAAAAACCGGAAATTAAGTCAAGATTAGACGCGATTGACCCATCTTTATATCAAGATTATTTGGGTATAATGGCAATTAATGATTTCATGTATTTCAGTATGGAACAAATGATTGAAATGATGAGTCAAACAGGTCAAGGTGTTGCAGGTAAAGTTGAATTAGGTGATACTGATGAGGATGGAGATGGTGAAGGTGGTGAGGACCAACCTGACACTAAAATTATGGCAACCGGACTTATATTTCCAATACTTTGTCATGAAATTATAAAAGGTTTAGAAGAAGCAAAAGGACGATACGGATATCCTAAAGACGAAAAATTGGCAAATAAAGTTTTAGGTCAAACAGACACTTTAAGTAACGAACCAATGCAATTAAGGATTGGCCCTGAAATAGTTGAAAGAATTAGATTTGCGTTACCAAATGAAATATTTGACTCAAGTAACAAAGGGTTGATAAATTGGTTCCATATTCTATTGTATCAAATAGAAGCACAGGAATTTTTAGAGGTAATTGGTAATGCAATTTCTGAAGATAAATCAAAAGTTAAACTAGCAACTAACAGATTTAAAGAAATTGTTAAAGAAGCTATGGTAATGAAACAAGAGTTTGAAGATTATAAAGAAGAACAAGGTGTTAATTCAGATAGTGATGGTAATGATGACGATGATGGTATGTTAGATGACTTTTTAAGTGACTTAGGAATACCTAGAGCACCAAGAAATTAATGTGTGAATAGAGAACAATTAATAATTGAAGTTACGAAGTGTATGAGGAATACTCCTTACGCACTTCGAACTTATTTACAAACTTACGATAATACCGTATCAAAATATGTCCCATTGGACTTATTTCCCGACCAAGTTAGTTTAATTGAAGATTACGATAGGTATAACGAGAATATTGCGTTAAAGTATCGTCAAGCCGGTGTGTCTACGGTTACCGCAGCTTGGATATCAAAAAGATTAGTTTTTGCAAAGAAAAACAAACCTGAAAAAATCCTAATTATTGCAAACAAATTAGATACGTCTGTTGAGATGGCCAATAAGGTAAGAGGTTTTACCGAACAATGGCCGGCATGGGTCGGAGTTACATTCTCGAAAGAAAAAAATTCACAAAGACACTTTAAGTTAAGTAATGATTGTGAAGTAAAATCAGTTGCAACTTCAAAGGATGCCTTGAGAGGTTATACCCCAAGCATTCTTGTATTTGACGAGGCGGCGTTTATCGAAGCGGATTCAGACTTTTGGTCAGCGTGTATGGCATCCCTATCTACCGGAGGTAAAGTTATTGTGGTATCCACTCCAAACGGATACGACCCGATTTATTACGAAATTTACGACCAATCATTAAGAAACATGAATGATTTCAAAATATCTGAAATGTTTTGGTATCGTGACCCGAGATATACAAAAGATTTGTTTATGGTTAAAACTAATGACTTGGTTCATTATTTGTTAAATCGAGAAGAATATTCTGAAAAAGATATCATCAACTTATCGATGGAAAATCCATATGAAAGAGACCATTCGGTCGTAACGGATTACATTTCACAAGGATATAAACCATGTTCCGCATGGTTTGAGGGTATGGTTAAAAAGTTAAAGTTTGACCGAAGAAAGGTTGCTCAAGAGTTAGAATGTAACTTTTTAGGTTCCGGTGATAACGTATTTGAGTCTGAATTAATTCAGGGTATTGCCAAAAACACATTGAGAGACCCACAAGCTAAACTTATGGGTGGTTCATTATGGATATTTGAAGAACCTGTGAATGGTCATAAGTATGTTATGGGTGTCGATGTATCAAGAGGTGATTCTGAGGACTTTTCGTGTATCCAAATCATTGATTTTGATGAAAGAGAACAGGTGTTAGAATATGTTGCCAAAATTCCACCAGATGTATTAGCAGAAATTGCATATAAATGGGGAACAATGTATAATGCTTACTGTGTAATTGATATCACCGGAGGTATGGGAATTTCCACCGCAAGAAAACTACAAGAGTTAAATTATCAAGGTGGTTTATATGTTGATAATGTTGATACAAGTAATAAATGGAAATGGGACCCAAAAATAAATGATAAAATACCTGGTATTAATTTTAATTCAAAAAGAGTTCAAATTATTGCTGCGTTTGAAGAGGGCGTAAGACATGGTTTTAAAGTATATTCAAATAGATTATACAATGAAATGAACACATTTATTTATATCAATGGAAGACCTGACCATCAAAAAGGTCATCACGATGACTGTATTATGGGGGTTTCTATGGCTTTGTATGTTGCTGAAAAATCATTCCAATCTTTAGAAAAAGTAACTAATCATACTAAAGCAATGATTAACTCATGGGCAACAACTGTAAATGAAAATAAAAACACTTCCGACTTCTTTAATCCAATGGTTCCACAAATGGGTAGGAATGGTAATTTAAGTAATAATGGTGATGCAACAAAGGGTGATTATCAAAAATATGGTTGGTTATTTGGTGCTAGGTAACTATTTATATTATCAAGGTAATTAGTAAATTTAAATTATGAGCGAAAACAATCTTACGGTCTGGCAAAGGTTATCCAAGACATTCGGGCCAAACTCTTTATTAAAACAAGACTACCCAACTTTTAAGTTTGATAAAAAAGAACTTTTAAGAACAACAAATAGAGACGATTTTGAAAGGGAAAAACTTCAAGCACAACAAACGTATTATTTAACAAACCAATGGGCTAAAGTTGAAAATAATTTATATTCACAGGCAATATATTATGAACCATCGAGATTGTCGGCACAATACGATTACGAAAGTATGGAATATACTCCGGAAATTTCTGCAGCATTGGACATATATTCTGAAGAATCTACAACAACAAATGAGGATGGATTTATTCTTCAAATTTTTTCAGAATCAAAAAGGATTAAATCTGTTTTAGCTGATTTATTTAACAACGCACTCGACATTAATACCAATTTACCAATGTGGACAAGAAACACATGTAAATATGGTGATAACTTTGTTTACTTAAAATTAGACCCTGAAAAAGGTATTATTGGTTGTCAACAATTACCAACAATTGAAATTGAAAGACATGAGATTGGTGTTTCAGGTAGAATTTCACAAGATATTTCAAAAGAAAAAGATGAGGATAAAAAAGCTCTTCACTTTACTTGGAAAACTAGAAATATGGAGTTTCAATCATGGGAAGTTGCACATTTTAGATTATTGGGTGATGACCGAAAACTTCCTTATGGTACTTCTATGTTGGAGAAAGCAAGACGTATTTGGAAACAATTATTGTTATCTGAAGATGCGATGTTAATTTATCGTACATCAAGAGCCCCTGAAAGAAGAATGTTTAAAGTATTTGTTGGAAACATGAATGATGATGACGTTGAAGCATATGTAAACCGTGTTGCCAATAAGTTCAAAAGAGAACAGGTTGTGGATTCAAAAACAGGTAATGTGGATATGAGATTTAATCAAATGGCGGTTGACCAAGATTACTTCATTCCTGTTCGTGACCCTTCGGCTCCGGACCCAATAACAACATTACCAGGTGCAACAAATTTATCAGAGATTGCCGATATAGAATATATTCAAAAGAAATTATTAACGGCTCTTCGTGTCCCTAAAGCATTTTTAGGGTTTGAAGAAGTTGTTGGTGATGGAAAAAATTTATCATTACAAGATATTCGTTTTGCAAGAACTATTAATAGAATTCAAAAAAGTATGATTGCAGAATTGAATAAAATTGCAATCGTTCACTTATTTCTATTAGGATTTGAAGATGAATTACAGAACTTTACATTAGGATTATCTAACCCATCTACACAGGCTGATTTATTAAAAATTGATGTTTGGAAAGAAAAGGTTTTATTATACAAAGACTTGGTTTCAGACCCAGGAAATGGTATCCAACCTACATCATCAACATGGGCTAAAAAACATATCTTTGGATGGTCTGATGAGGAGATAAGATTAGATTTACAACAACAAAGAATTGAACGAGCGGTGGGTGAAGAACTTAAAGCAACTCCTACAGTCATTTCAAGAACAGGTATATTTGATAATATCGATAAGTTATATGGAAATGCAGGAAAACCTGCAGCCCCCGGAGCAACACCACCTGAAGGAGGAGAACCACCATTAGGTGGTGACATGGGAGGTGAAGTATCTTTACCACCAGAGGGAGGTGAAGTGACACCACCACCACCTGCCGGAGGAGAAGTGACACCAGAGTCGAAAAATAAAAACATGAATTTATTAGTTGAAACTAATCTTTTAGAAGGTTCTAAAATCCTTGATTTAGGTCAAGGTCAAGATTCTTTAGGAGAAATTTCAAAAGAATTGGATAAGTTATTAAATTCATAATATTTATATTCTAAATGTACTATAATGACTTTCGGACAAATTAAAACTTTAGTAGAACAAAATCTAATTGAATCCTACAAAAATGAGAAGGAATTCAAAAAATCTATAAAAGAATTCAAACATAATGTTTTAAATAATAAACATATGGCAAAATTGTATTCATTATACGACCAATTGAGTTCACCTCAAGGGTTAAATGAATCTGATGCAAAAGATTTCTTAGAAGAAGGCGTTACATTAATCCAAACTATATTACCAAATATTAAATTACCAAAAACTTTATCAGAAAATATTGAAAACAAATATTCTGATATCGATTCTTTAGTTTACACGAATAAATTAAATTTATTGGAAAGAGTAAATTCAAAAAAGAATATTATTAATACATTGGTTGGTGAAAATAAAACAATTAAAGAGTCGATTAATATTCCATTAAAATCAATGGTGAGTATTGCAAATCAAACATTGCAAAAATATATTGAAACATTAGACGAATCAGCCAAAAAAGAGTTCATTAAATTAATTTCTGAAGATACAAAAACTCTTGAAGATAAGTTCGAAACTATTAAAGAAAGTGCTATTAATAAACTTAATAGCATGTTAGAAAAAGAACAAGAGTTTGAATTAAAAACAAAATTATCAGAAACTATTAACAAATTAAAAACAGAAAAATTCGACCAATTGAATTTTATTAAGTTAAAAAATTTGGAAGAATCAATCTAAAGAATTTCTAAATTTTTGAGTATAAGATGCTTTTTGTATCTGAATTCTCCTTTTAACGGATTTTTTAATAAATTCTTTTTTACTTAAAAGAATTTTATTTTGATGAGTTTTATTAACTTTATATTTGAAAACCTTTAAAGCTTTTTCAATTCCATCATTTGCAACTTTTACTAGTATCATATATTACAAATATTTCGATTATTTGAAAAATCTTTGACAATCATCATTTTTTT